CATTAACAATATCAGCAATGCCTAGATTTTTTTGATTTTCATTATTCTCTTTAGCTCGCTCTACTAAAGTCCTAGAAAGAAGATCAGAGAATTGAGCAAACGCCTGTAAATCCTGCTCCGACTGTTGAAGCATTTGCCGCGACGGGTCATATGCTGTGCCGGGTTGAAAGGAAGGGGAGGTTTGAGATCCAGTTAGTTGAACCTGCNGGCCAGGGGATTCATAAATGCTAGCCATTGGTTAACCTGAATACTTTTTAACGTCATCTTGGGTACTGTTGTCCGTAGTACCTTTGGGTGCTTTAAGAGAGCTGTAAGATTGATACCCGGAAAGAGCAGAACCAGCAAGACCCAGCACCAACCCACCAGCACTAGGCTTAGCTTTTCGCTGTGAGGCAGCTTGAATATTAGCAGTGGTTTGTTGACGGTTAATATCCTCCATACCAAAGAAGTAATCCTGTTGAGCATAAGCAAGGTTCATACCAAGCGTACCTAGATCACGTCCCTCAACCCTCTCAGCATCAGCCAGGAGACCTCCTATGCCTTGTCCAGCACGACCAGCAGCTAGAGTACCGCCTTGTGCTTGAAGGCGTCTAATGAGGCCCTGCTCAGCATCCTGGGAGGCTTTCTCCATTTGACCCTTCATCTTTAGTTGGGTCTGTTGATACGCCCGATTAGCAGCTTCTTGATTTAAGGTACGTTGTTGTTGATAGGCACGTTCCGAAGCACGAGCAGCAGAGCTTTCAGCTTGAAATCCAGCAATGGATTGAACGGCACCCATTAGGCCCGTTGCAACCCCTATGAGTATGGCTGTACACATGATTTTGTTAGTTTAGCAAATTCAACATAAGTAAGATTGGTTTGAGTAGTAACATACATAAGCTTTTTAAACCCAAGCATATGAAGTAGTTTCATATGTAGTTTGTTTCTTGGATCAGCTATGTTATGTAACATCTCATAGGAGGTTTGTTGTTCGACCCATTTCTTAGCCTCCTTAAAAAATAGTTTTGGATACGGTCGGACATGTGGTGTGGTAAGCATCCATATGGCTCCGCAATGGGCATCAGTTCTGGATACCCCCGCTATCCCGCAGATCTCTCCGCGTGGGTTTCGAAAGGTTACCGGGTTATCAGAAAGATCATGGGAAAGACAGAGGGTGGCTTCCATAATGGTATGACCAAGACCCTCTAGTTCCCTACGATCATCATCTTGTAAGTGTTGAGCCACCCAGATTGCGTCTGAGCGGCTCGCGTTGTGGATTAGGTTCACATTTTAAAAGGCTTTGATTCCCTTGTTATTGTAGGTGCCTTCCCAATCAATGGAAGTAAAGGCTGTTTGGAAGGGACTATCAGCAATCAATTCAAATTCAAATTGATCACCCTTAGCCATTACTGGAATAGTACTTTGAGCATTACGAATGATAGGGATGTTATTTGCTTGATAGTTATCAGCATTAACCTGGGGAAGTTGTAACACAAAGTCATCCCTTCCATCAGCCCTAACCACTGCTCGATACGGACCAGAGTTATAGCTATTGACTTTGATCCTACTAACCCTTGGTACATTAAGGGTATCCTTACCACCACGTTCATCCTTGACCACATAGAATGCTGGCAGTTGAGCACTGGCTTCATACTTATACCCAAGAGCAAACTTAGACGCTGTATTAACACAAGAAAATACAAACTTGGTAAATACAATCTCGGTAGTTGCTACGGTTGTTATGGTAAAGGTTGTATCCGTAAGAACCGTTACAACATAGTCTCCAACCACAACACCAGTCAATACCGTAATGGTATTACCAGTAGTTAGGCGGTGTGGGAACTGAGTGGTAATGGTTGCTGTGGTAGATCCAGCCGTACGATCAACGGTACAAATACCTCCTGCTGCTGTTTCATTTCCCTCTCGGGTTAGGAAGTACCGTTGTCCAACTGGCTTAGTAGCATCATATTGAATGGTAAGTTCCTGAAAGTAACCAGCAACATCAGGGTTAAGATAAACCAATACTGCTTGTAGATTCAGATCCTCAAACCCATCCTTAAAACAAATGCTGGTTACATCAGTAGCCAAGTCATAAGTAAAGAGTGGATTGTAATCAAAGAGATCCAAACGTACATCAAGGTACTGCCCTTCAAATAACAATGACTCAGCAGGCGTATCAGTAAGCAATGACATCCTACTCAATACATAGTTACTACCATGTTTGGTAACAACAAAGAGGATGTCATGGTCAAACGTAAAGAACTCCACATCACATGGCATGACCCACCGGAACCATCCTGATACCCGATTATCTCCTAGTTGGACCCAACGATAGAGATAAAGGCTACGGGTCTCTTGCTTACTTAGTATTGCCAGTGTTCCTGCTGATTGCGATACTTGCATATCAACAATAGCAGCTGGAATATACGTCGGTAGTGGGCGTGTTAGCTCTACTGATACTGGTTTGCTACTGGTATCTGTAATAGCCATTTCATAAATAGAAGAAGCCTTGACTCCTTCTTCAACGAATACATAGCTACTACCAATATCAACTGGAGCAATGCGATCAGTTTGACTGAGGGTAGAGAGTAAGTTTATCTCAGCAGTCTTTGGAGAGAATGCTTCGGTTGTGGTTGATAACAACATCTGAGCATTATCACCAAACAACAGCAACCCCAATGGGGAAGAGATGGCATGTTTGAGACGAATAGGCTTTAAAGTACTAGCACTAATGTCAATAGGATCACTATCAACAAGAGTAATAACAGTACTAGCAAAGAAGTTAAAGTAATCTCCTGCTTGAGAACATATTACATTCTGCCTAGAAGCAAAGACGATACGGTTCTTGTAGAAGGAAATTAAATCAATTGGATACCCAACAAACGATGGCATTGGGTTAGTGGTGGCATCACCTATGTCCCGATACTTCCAGAAGTTAAGACGACTAGCATCACCTTCCAATGGTGCGGTATTGACGGCGGTGATCGTAAAGGTATCACCAGCATCATTTTGAACAAGGTTGGTAGCGGTATATCCCTGGCCAGCTTGAACAATACTGATGGCACTAATGATACCAGTTGTAGTGGTTGTTATTGTCAGACCAGCCCTAAGTTGGTTGCTGATTTCTTGAAATACTCCATTAACAGTGTAAGCAATATTACCAACGGTTAAAGATGGAGTTGTTGTTGTACCTATTTGTACACCATTAACAAACCAAAGGTAGGATGTTTTAAATGTTATCTTTAGTCCAATTTTTATACTGCCACTAGTAATACGTTGATTAAGTTGTTGAACATAACTACCAGAGTTAGCAGCCGTCGCAGTGGCAGTTACTATTGATTGTACGCTATCAACCCTTAGCCTTAGGTTATTACCCGTACCGCCTCTTGCGGCGAACTGTTCCCCAACAACGTGACCAGCACTTGTTACACCACTAAGAATAACAGCAGTAACAATACCAGCAACAGTTGATGGACCTGCTGATCCAGTAGCAGCGGCTAAGCTTAGCTGGCGATAGGTGAAAGTACCGTTAGCCTCTCTTATGATGACATGAGGCATCGTGGTGGCATCAATGTCTTGAATGACACTAGGGGCAATCGTTTCTTCCCAAAAACCAGCACCAGCACTCGTGGTATCACTGGTGACAAACTTCACCCAGTAATCATCAGCACCAGAGTCGGTTGTACCTTCAACCTTTATCTTAAAGTCTTTGAAGAATGACTTAGGTAGTTGAGCTGCGGATGTTACAGAACCTTTGAATGCAGTGATGGATGTACCAACATTACCACCAACTGCTGAGATAGCAAAGTTACCACTATTGGCACGACGTACAAGAATAACGTTCCCAATAGCACTAGCTAAGTAGTTAGCGTTAGCATCAATTAAAGCCGTAAGGTTCCCAACAACATCACTAACGTTTAGGTTTGTTGATCCACTTGTGTGAGGTGTTGTGTAAGAAAAGTTGGTTGCGTTATCTAGCGTAACAGTATAGGAAGAGCTATAAGCTATTGTATTAATAGTAACAAAAGCAAACGGAGTCTGTGGGTTGCTGGATGCTACCCCTGCTGCTACGGTCTTAGTCCTATTAAGAACGAAGATGTAATCATTAATCTGAAGTGTTTGTAGCTGATCTGCTGAAGTATGAGTAGCATAAGTAATAGACTCAGCAGCAACAGCATTTACTGTTTGTTGAAGACCACTATTGGCACTCCAAATCTTAAGAGCACCTGCCTTACTAAACTGAATGATATATTTCTCTTGGTCATCACGAAAGATCGGAAACCAAGTACCATCAGCAACAGCATTGGCTAACTTACTAATGCCCCGTAGTCCAGGGCGTTTGGTAAGACCAGCAGCCGTGTCTGGATAGAAATTATCACACGAACGTAGCTGCCCATTCAATTTAGTGGTGTCGGGTTGTTGTGATACACCACCAAGTAAGTTATTAATCTTTTGTGAAATGGCTGCCATTATCGTGCAATAGTACGGAACGGAGTATAAGAAATGTAGAAGTTCTGACCAGTCTCTACACCGAAGATATTAACCTCAGATGTGTTAGTATCATAAGCAATACAGTTAGCCCTTAGCATCGGTTCATCTTGGGCATTAAACTGGAACATCTCCTTAGAACCAACAACACTACCAGCAAACACACGAGCTGCTCGTTGGGTGATGTAATCCTTAAAGACCTGTGGTAGATCCTCAAATGGGAACAACCATACCACATCACAAACAACTGGACTACTTGTCCAAGTGGTGAAGCTATGGCTGATCTTATCGTAAAGCTTACCGTCCCTAATCACGGTTTGATACTGTTGGACGTTCTCGTATTTGTTGTCTGACAATTGGAGAACATTGTCGGGAATGACAATCTCATCATCGGAGTTAGGAGTAAAGGGGTACTTTACCTCAGTATTGAAGTGCCATCCTTCTCCTTGAACCTCACGGTTTACTGAGTCAAGAATACTAAGAGCAGTAGAAATTTCTGGGTTAGAGATGTCGAGCGACACCACTGGTGCCTGCCCGATGGCCGTCAACATCTTGTTAATGGCTTGAAGTTGGGTCGTCATAATTCGGACAGGAGTTATTTAAAGAAAAGGGGCTAACCTTAAATAGCCAGCCCCCTTATTAAAGGTTAGATCAAACGTTACGGAAAGCACCGGCAACGCCGACGCGCACAGCACCGCAACCATAGGCCAGACGGCCCACAATCACGTCACCTTGATAGATCACCTTGGTGTCAGCACCAGTGGTCTGAACGCTGGGGCCGATGGCCTCAACAACGCCAGCAGCGTCACGGTGGAAGATCAAACCGCAGCTATTGGTGAAGTCGGTGGCAATACCATAGGAGTTGTTCTCACCGGTCACAGCAGAACCATCAATAGCAGCACCAGAAGCCGAACCATACTTCCCAAGGAAGGGGATGTTGTTGGACTTCTTGATGGAGATACCAGCGATCTCATAGAGACCATCACCAGAGTTCATACTACCACCGGCAGCACCGTACTCACGGTTAAGGATATTGGTGTCAACCTGAGAGATCAGGGCATAGTACTGACGAGGGGCCAGCACAGCCACGCGACCATCCTTAGGAGCAGCCACTTCATCAAGACGGGCAGCAGCTTCAAAGAAGCCATCAACCAGTGCTTGAGCATCATACTCTTTGTTAGCACCAAGGTTGATTTGGAAACCACCAGGCTCACCAGTCACAGCAGCAGTCGCAGCAGAGGCACGATCTAGAACGCGGAAGATACGGCGATCATAGAACTCAGCCAGGCTTTGACCAATCTGACGGGCGATAGGACCACGAATGTCATACTGGCTCATGATCTCGTCGAGGTTATCAACGAAAGCAGAAGCGACCAGCAGGTCATCCAAGGAGATGGTGGTTTCAGCAGCCGGAGGGTTGCCAGAACCGAGGATAGGCACACCAGGGGTGCGGTAACCAGCCGAGATACGACCGGTGTGAATGAATTGAGCTTGCTTACCACCACGCAGAGTCCGGTTCATCACCAGATCCTTAGCGATAGTGCTGTTACGGAAAGCCTCGTAGACCTCGCCCGTGAAGAGCTTGAGGAAGAGGTTAGTACGTTGGGCATAAGTAGGGGATTGACCCCCTGTCTTATTTACTTCGCCCAGATAAGTTACTGAAGCAGTCATTGGAATAATGAGTAAAAGGGATTTATAACGATTACAAGTACTTGTATTTGAAGATAAGGCAATAGATGTGTTGTATTGGGTGTCCACCGCAGCGGGCCAATACTCCAACCGGTTGGTTTTTTAATGAGGTATCCTTCCTCAATAGAAAGGGGGTCCTACTCCGAGGTGCCCCCAATCTGTTTTAATTTAGTCGAGTCACGGAGACTCTACCAACTCCAGAGCTGGTCAGACCGATCTTGTCAGCCGCACCTTTACTTAGATCTAGAGTCCTACCATGAGCGTAGGGACCCCGATCATTGACCCGAACAACGGCACACCTATCGAAGCACAC